ATCGGCGCGATCCAAGAGCCAAACCGGCGTCATACCAAGTGTTCTCTCGGATGTTGTAGATGATGGCATCGTTGCACTCCGTAGAATCCCCACGGGGGTAAAACCACCACACCTCACCAAATCGAGGAACCTTAGTCGCCCAAATCTTTTGCCTTTGGGAGTAGTTCAAATTGTCAAAGAACCAGTTTTGGTTCATTGCATTGGGGATCTCTTTGACCACGCCGTTATAGAGTAGGAACCGGTCAACACCGCACCAGTAATAGACCCCATCGTATTCAATCACCGACTGAGAAGACATGATTGAGGTTTGGCTAGAAATGATGTCATATCGCCAAAATGACGGCGGGGCAAAGTTACCCGTACCGGCTACCCCTAAGGATTGCGGCGCATAAGATACCCGCACCAATGAGTCCAATGACCAAAATAACCCTGACGGGGAGTTTGAGCCGCCTCGGACGGGTAGGCCTTGGACAATCTTACCGGTGGCCACGTTGACCTCGTTTGCATCAGCAGAAACCCAATCTTGGGCATTTCCTGCCGAGCAGTTCCGAATCAGCCCGTTGTTTCCGTAGACAAAAACATAGGGGTGCAATACCACGACACCGCCTGAGACCGTGACATTGTTGTTAAATGTTGCGGTAACAGTCGCTGACGCCGTGGCGTTTTGGCTCATGGTTACAGTCGTTCCGGACACGGACACAATAGTGGTGCTTGCCGGGATACCCGCCCCCGTTATGCTTTGGCCAGCTCCGATCAGGGTGTTGGCGGCCGGCAGAGTCAGGGTTGGTAGACCGTTTGTAGTCGTTACGGACTGCGTAAATACCCCAATTTGACTCATGGTCGTGCCGTTGATATCGCCAATCAATACGGGGGTATTGGTGGTGTTATCAATCGCCACAAGATTCTGCCCGGGGTGGGCAACTAAGGAACTTACCCCGGCACCGGCGACATCATAAAACCCATCAAACTGCCACATATTGAGGGCAGACGGGGTAAAGTTTGACAGGGTAAAGTCCAAGACACCGGCACCCACACCGTTGTCATCAATGACCAACTCTTGAAGCCCCGAAGAGTATCCCGAAAATATGTAGTTGAAGTTGTTTTGGGCGTTGACCCAAATGCCTCGAGAGGGGCCTGTCAGTTCATTTGAGATGACCCGATATCCACCAATCTTACGGGGACGGCCGCGCTGGAACCTGACCCATCGACCATCGTTGTAATACTGCTTATCAAAAACCGTACCATCGCGCTGGATTCCCGCTAAAGTATCAAGAGCGAATACCTTTTGAGTCATTAGAATGTCCCGCCGGAAATACCGCTGGTAAATGTTCCGGTCGTGCCTGATACGGCACCACTAAATGTGCCAACTCCCGTCACGGTAATTCCGGTAGCAGTTGCTCTCAGTCTTTGAGTTCCAAGAACTGATACTCCAAATTCACCGGCCCCCGGGCGATAAATACCGGTGTCTGTTTCGCTCGCAAAAGAAAGGCTCGGAGCGGCAACGGTACCATCAGAAAGTTGCTGGTTAACAATACCTGCGGCAATCGTTGAAGCGTTAAATAGGTTAACCGAGTCACACAACAAAATTGCCTGTTGGTTGGACGGGACGATCGCCGTACCGGCACCAGCTACACCCGTTGTAAATGTGATCGTGTAATTTGACGCACCGCCATCGGTTTGGTTTGTTATGTAATAGATTTGAATGGTCTGTGGCAGATTTACCGTTACATTGTTAGTCAACGTGCCGGTGTACTTTTGAATGACATTTGATGCCTCAACCGGGGTCAATGTGTAACTACCCGTGGTAACCGCTTTGGTTAATTGGGTAAAATTGAACTCCGTTGATCTTCCGGTTCCGACTGTAAAAAATGCAGTTCCAGAGCACAGCACAAAGCACGAATCGGTCGGCTGAAGGTCAATCGATGCCGCTGAGTCAATCTGCTGACCGCCGGATGGCGACAGGGTAAGAGTGCCGGTTCCATTGTTTCGGATTAAGGTAAACCAATTATTTCCCAAAGTCGTGGCTGAGGTCAGGGTCAAGGTTCCTGCGCCTCCGGTCCACACCACGGTCTCTGCTCGATTGGCGGCGGCCAACGTGAAATTACTTGAATATGAACCGATCGGATGGGATTGATTTAATGTTGTGCCATTTGCAACCAACCCATATCCGGCGAGCGTCCCGGCATCTGCGTTTGAGGTTCCCGTGCCAAAAGAGATATTTCCCCAAGTTCCTGCGGTGTTGGGATTGGTCTTGATATAAACATACCGCGACTGACTGGCCGCTACCGCAACGATGGTGTTGCCATCGTAATCAGCAACCGTGAAAGAGTTTGATCCAACATTTCGAATTAATGAGTCTTGGCCAACCGAGGTCTGATTGGCCGGTGGCATCTTTAGCAAGAATCCACTTGAGGTCGCCGTAACATCCATAATTCGGGCGACATAGTCATCGGTGGCATTCCCATTAATGGGCCACTCAAGTTGGGTTGTAGCAGACAGGGTAACCGACCGGTAGGCTACATCGGTCGGCTGGATTACGTTACCGGTAAAAGGTGAGTTGTAGCTCATTATGAATCCAATACGGTTGATTGACGATCCGCAATCCGAGTCAGATCCTCAGCCTTCAGGACATTGATGATCTTGTCGTATTGCGCCTGCCACATCGCCATGCGCTCATCGTTTTTCAGAAATGGCATGGCCTGTAAAAGCGTCCCATAAAGCAGGGCCTGAGGGGCATAAATGGTGAACCAATTGGTCTGATTTGAGGAATCCAAGGGCTGAATCCGCTCGTAATAAAGCACCTCAAAGTTATAGGCCGAGGCCGGGGTGGGGGCTACTAGCCAATGGGTATAGTCGTAATCGCAGTAAAACTTGGGCACATCGGTTTGGGTGGCGTCTGGCCAATACTCTCTGAGGTACTCATACTTTCTCAAAAGAATCGGGGTACGCTCACCGGCGACCACCACATTCATGGACACTGTCTTGTGCCACCGGGCTGGTTTGTCGATGACCGATTGGGTGGCGGTCATGGTGCTTTGCATCACGGTCAGATTCCCAAGGAACTTGATCTCGGCGGCAATTACCTGCACGGCCAGCATAAAGAAGGTCGGAATCTTGTCTAGCGTGGCTTGATCGGTTCTCTCAAGGTAAGTTGAGATGTCGTCTACTAAATTGTCATAGGTCATTACCGCGGCGACTGTCATTACCAGCTCCTATGTTTGGCGGTCTTCTCAGCGATCGACTTGGGCTGAGCCACGAACTGCTTGCCGGCCGCCCTGCCTTCCCGCTTGGCACGGGTAGTGGCGGCGTACTCAGCCGAGGACAAGCTTTCGATAGCCTTCTTGGGCAGGTATCGCTCCCCGGTGGCCTTTGGGCCCTGCGTGGAGGGTTTCCCAGACTTTGTGCCCCACTCCTGCTTAGACCATTGAGAAAGACTGTTGTCAGACCGTTTTGGGCCCTTATAACCGCCCCCGGAGGACTTGTACTTTTGGGTGGCCAACTGAGCCTTCCGGGCAGACCATTGACCCGGCGAGCCACCCTTACCCGAGGCTTTCACCTGGGCGACGATGCGCTTCCATTTTCCGGGGTTGGATTTGACTGCGCTGCTCATGAAAAGGCCCTTGTTCCCTGTTTATCAATTATCAACTTTTGGCCTCTAGCCTGCATCCCAGGTGCGTTTGGAACCGAAATATGCGTCCAAGAATCGAACTCAAGGATGATTTGGTCAAAAGGTACTTGGGCGGCTATGCAGGCCTCCACCACCTCTCGTGGCTTCATCCCCGGAACTCTGAGGTCAGCCGCACAGCCTAGCCGGTGCTGGGAGGTGTCTTTGGACCCCACCGCATCGTTGACCGGCTTAGACCGAAAGCCGGAGTTGATCATGACTGCCTTGCCGCCTACTGCCTTTTTAACTTCTTCAAGAAGGCTCTGCAAGGCGTTTGAGATTTTCGATTTCAGCGTCATTAGGCGTGTTTTCAACGCCGAGCCGAGCTGCTGCATCCGAGCGAGTAAGTTCTTCATAGGTAAAGTTCTCCGAGAGTTTATCGGTGGGACTCATTTCTGTTTTGCCTTCATATCCATAATTTTCTCAAGCGTCCTGCCACCAAAGTAAAACGACATGATCAGCATTCCCCACTGACCTAAGAGTTCAACGTAGTTGTTGTTAACCTCAATATCCCAAGCCGACATCATTCCGAAG